ATGAAATTAAAAGGTAAGTTCGAATTTATTGGTGTACAAGACATTCAGGGCAAAAAAGATGTTACAAAGGTTTATCACAATGCAGTTTTAATGCAAGACTCTGATGTTGTAAAAGTATTTATCAATGATGTTACTGCTTTATTATTTAAAGATTTCAAGAAAATGGATGTTGTTGAGTGCGAACTTGATATTAATGTTGGTGCTGATAAGTCCTATGTCAATATTGTATCTGTTAAAAAGTTAGTAACCGCTTAGTTTAGTAACCTCGTCGGTGTCAAGAAAAATCGTGCTCTCCTATTTTTCTTGATGCCATTAGTAATATTACATAATTCGTTTCGGTGGTATTCACGCACTTAGGGAATACCGCCCTAACTATAAAGGTTTTTAGGCAATGTCCTTAAAATAAAAAATTTCATTGAAAGTGAGGTAAAAAAATTATGGGTGGATTTTTAACAGGTTCAAGTTTTGATGCAAGTATATTTGATATTATTGTAGCAGGTGTTACTAAGGTTGCCGGGCTATTTTTAGTATTTCCTATTAATCTGTTTCTCGGGGTTGGTATTTTAGGAGTTGCAATTGGAGTTATCAAAAAAATGAAATAGTTTTGATAACATTTTAAAGGGGTAGCGTATAATATGCTATCCCTTTTTTAGCAGAAAGGATTGTGTTTATATATGGAAATATTTTCAGATAAATATAACAGGGGTTTAAAATGGAGTACGAAACATTGCAATATATTTATTGCTATTATTATTTTAATGTATGGATTTATATTTAGTTCGATTAGTACAAAAGCATATACTGTTTATTCGTCTGAATATAATACATTGACTGATGTAGTAGAACATTATAACTTATTAAATGTTCCAACTTATATGTATAATTATAATTATTATGTTGTGAATATATACGCTGGTGTAATTAATATATGTTTTTCAAATAGTAAATTCCAAGTATTACAAGATAATTCAGTATTTACTATAGATGATATTGATTATACATCTTTCAATGGTTCTAATTATGTAAAATTTAATTTAATTACAGGGGCATATATTGAACAAAAATTCTCTAATAGTATTATGGCGAATGTTTCTGATGCTAATTATTTAATATTTAGTAATTCAGAAATTAATTGTAATAATTTATTATTTTATAAAACATATGGTCAACCAACTCCAATACCATATACATATTTGTATAAATCATCTATTCCTAATATCAAAGATTTAAAAATACAAAAGCAATCATTGTATAGAACGGATTGGGGTCTTGTTATTGGCGAAAGTAGTCACAAATATGATGTTACTTGGTTAAAAGAAGAACCAGAAGATTATACCTTGGAAATATTGATGAAAAGTGCATTTGATGAAAAGTTTAAATGGTATGATTATCAATCATGGGACAAACCTTATTATGTTGATAGTTTTATCATGGAAAATTCGCAAAAATTTAGTTTTGATATGAATGTTTTGTCCTCTATTATATTACATAAATGTTGGACCGATACCGATACAGGCTCATATTTGGGTATACCACCAACAGAAATATATATTAGATATGTGAATAAAAATGAAATAATTCGTAAAATAGAATATGGAAATTGGACTAAATTTGATTTACTTTCTGGTGCCAAGGGTGTTATAGAGGTTAAAAAAAATACTGTTTTAACTACTGAAGTTGTTAATTCAGTAACAGGTGAAACAGAAATTATTGATACAATTGTAGAAGGGACTCCAACAGAATACATGAATACTAGCACGGGAGAATATGTGTCTGAAGAAGAATCTTTAGAAGGTGCTATGTTTGACATGGAAAATGGCTTGCAATCAGCTACTGACACTATACAAAACGTTGGTAGTTGGGTAGGACAAGTACCAGATTTAGTTGGTACCATATTTACTTTTTTACCTATTGAAATTGTTTCTATGATTGGTTTAGGGATTGTATTGATTATTGTTTTACGTGTTGTGGGGAGGTAGTATATGGCTGATTTACAATTAGTATTTAAAACATTATATAGGGTTTTTAATATACCAATATATTTATTTGATTTTTGTTTTACTTTTTGGCAACTTTTTATATTTGCAGTTGTCGGTGGAATGATTGTTTCTTTTGTAAAAAAATTATTTAATTAGGAGGTAACAAATTGGATTATTCGGAAATATTAAATACAATTAACTTAAATATACTTGGTCTTATTACATTAATCGAGTTGATTGTATTTGTAAGTATCATGTTTTATTTGATTAGATTAGTTGACAAGATTATCAATAAATTTAAGAGGGGGAATGGTCTGCATGAATGATTTATATTTATTTATACAAGGAACTGCTACAGAACCATTGGAAATAGTTTTTAATATCGTAATCTTCTATTTTATTCTTCAACTTATTGGTGTTGTAATATCTGAACTTATACAGTTTGGTAGAAAGGGGTAATATATGAAAACAATATTATTAATTGGATTAGCAATTTTATGTCTGATATTTCCTTTCATACGTTGTATAGTAATCCATATATTACAAGTGGTCTATTTAGGTGTTATTGATTTATATTTTTACATAGTTTACAAGAAATATAACAATTGTCCTACAGGGTTAATACAAGCTTATATTGGACTTTTTGGCAAGGGAAAAACGTTATCCGTTGTTAAGGAAATATGTAGGCTATATCGAAAGAAAAATAACAAAATGGTTTGGTGTCCTCGTAGAAAAAAAATGGTACGACAAAAGATTAAAATTATTTCAAACGTTCAATTATCAATACCTTATGAGGATTTTATATCTTTGGAACAAATTGTAAGATGTTCGGAAAAAAATAGAAATATTGATGATGAAAATGCTACCTTGACTATTACTCTAGTGCTTGGTGACGAATTTAGTGTTCAAATGAATTCACGTTCATTTAAGACTAATATTAATGCCTTATTTCTTAATACCATTCTTACTTGTCGGCATCATTATATTAGTCTATATTATACTGCACAACGTTTTAAACATGTTGATGCTCTCATGCGACAAATTACAGGTTATGTTGTTGATTGTAATAAAATATGGAGATTACAAGGACAAAAATACTATGATGCATGGGAAATGGAAAACGCAACAACACCAGATATGTTAAAATCAAAGAAACGCAAATGTAAATTTATTACAAATAAAGATTATAACGCTTATAATACATTGGCTTGTGTTAATAATCTTAAAAAAACTATGGAGTTGGGGGATATGCTATCTGATACTGAAATATTAGCATTACAGTGTAATAATCCTAACATGGAAAATATCATAAATCCTAGTAGGAAATTAGTAAAAATATTCAAGAAAAAATCTGCTTAGTTGGGTTATAGATAACAAATAAAAAGAGAGAGGGTTTGCGACTTTAGTCGCTCCCTCTCTCACTTTGTATTCAGATTTCCTTACTTGATTATAGCTACACTTAACACCCTTTTTATAATTTATTTCACTTTTCGTGAGTGTTTCATTCTCTGATCAGAGATTTTATTTCACTTTTCATGAAGTTCAAATATATTAAGATTGGATTGATAAAATGGAATTTTATAATGTCAAAATAAAACGATATATTCGAGGTAATGTTCAGTTGATTGCGTATAGTCGATATAACGTTCTTGGTGTTCCTAGTGTTAACAAAGATAAAAAACGTGTACCTGTAGATTATTCTATGCTTAGTACAGAGGATATTATTTATCGTAAATCTAAATGTATCAGAGATAGTGTAAATCGGTCTATAAATAAGATATACGACATTGCAAGAGCAAACGAGTGGAAGTGGTTCGTTACGCTTACATTTAATCCCGAAAAGGTTGATAGTTTTGATTATGCAGCATGTACCAAAAAATTATCTAAATGGTTGGCAAAGTTAAAAGAAAAAGATAAAGAAATGAAATATCTTGTTATTCCAGAAAAGCATAAAAGTGGTCGGTATCACTTTCATGCTCTCCTATCGGATTGTTGCAATATTAAATTTGTAGAAAGTGGCAAACTTACTGATAGTGGATTGACAATATATAACATTGGTAATTATAAACTAGGATTTACTACTGCGATTGAGGTCTATAATTCGGATGGTATCAGCAAATATATCTGTAAGTACATAACAAAGGATTTAGCTTCTACTACTAAGGGTAAGCGCCGATATTGGGCATCTAAGAACGTAGATAAACCAAAGGAAGAAATATTCGACATGGATTTACAAAAGCTTGATTTGGACATACAGGTGGATTTAAAGTTGATACATTATCAGCAGAAAGACAAAAATAAGGTCGATTTCAATACAGGGGAAATTATTCCAAACTTTATAAGATATTACGAATTAAAATATGAGGAGGCATGAAAAATGATTAAAAGAATTTTTACAAGGTGTGGTTATTTTAAATGTAAGTATGGTAATTGCAAAGGAAAGAAAACGTGTTGGTCTCATGAACATACAAAAAATATATTTATGTGGAAACGATTTCAAAAGATGGTGGATGAAAGTGTGGATATATAAAGTTTGATTAATTTTTATCTTTTCATATCATCTTCTATCAGCTTTTTAATATAAGCATTAATACTATTATATCCTTTTGATTTTGCGTATTCCAAAATAAGTTCCTTTTGTCCCTTTGGTACTTGGAGAGGAATACGATCATATTTGTTTTTAGCAAAGTCATTATCATATTTAGTTTTGTCAAAAGTATTGCTCATATTACTCCTTTCCGCGTGTCTTTCGTACAGGGACAAAATAAGGATATTGTCTTTCCTTAATTAACCAATTTCTTTATACAGGCACGTTAAAATATTGTTGGATATTTAATACCATTGAAATTTAAAGTGTCTTAAATCGTCATATACAACGTTACAGGGCATATGTTATAACTATGTGCATAGTGCATAAAAAACCCATATAAAATATATGTATTTCGTACATTGTAATACTATGTGCATAGTGTTATATTTTAATCCTAAGTTAGATTTTACTTAGATGGTTAGTAATTGAATATTGTTACAGGAACTTAAAAACTGATTAATTAATCCATAAGGTAAACAGTTGCGAGTCGCCTCAGTTATCCTGTAGTAAATGCACATTGTCAATTGAATTCTATTTATATAGCTTATAGGTTTCTCCTATACTAGCAAAAATTCTATAGTTTTATATGTGATTTATTATAACATGATATTGAATTTCAATCAATTAAAATCATATTAAAAGGGGTTATATGTAAATGAGATATTTGAGATTAACATATAGACAAGTCGGTGCTCTTCTGCGATTGATTGAATTTTACTTTGAGCATCGGAAAGAAATCACCGGTACAAAGGAAGTCAGTGAAATGGATATTAGTATACAGGCAATTCGTAATTTTCTTAGAGAAGATAATTAGATTTGAAACGGCAACGTTTTAAATAAAAGTGGGTTCTCGGTAGTTAAAAGAGGACGTCTTCCCTTGGTAGGAAGATTTGGTAACCTTATTGCAGTCTTCTCCCACTCCAAATGCAACTGTAATCGTACTATGCGTTAAACTTACATTTCCCAATTAGTTCCAAAACAGTGAACTACTCGGGAAATAGCAGTTTAACGAATAGTTCACAGTTGCTTAACTACAAATGTAGTTGGCAACTTTTTTATTGCCTAAAATAGGCAGAATGGAGCAAATAATGAAATTAAAAGG